ACCCTTTTCCTGAGCACTCTTGACCTGAGATCTAATCACTTCACTTAATTTCTTTCTGTCTTCAGGTGAAGCAGATGCAAAAACAAGAGTCATCAACTCGCCCATTTGAGAATTAATCTGTCCCGCACCACCTGCAAGACCCTCACCATAATGAGTCCAGTTATCTGTTTCCCCTTTGACATTTTTTGTTGTCAATGCCCTTGACAATGTATCAAAATACTTAAGAGGTACTCCAATATTATCGGTATCAACAACTTCCTTTAAGTCGATAAACTCAACACTATTGTCATATTCATTATCTTTTATTTTTTGAAGATACTCCTCATTACTTGAGGGTAATTCGTCAGTAAAACCTGCCTCTCTTCTAAATTCTGTGCCTTGAATTTCATCAACTTTGTCATCTAAAGTAGAAAACTCTTCTGGCTCTTTGACTCTACCTTCAGGAGTACCCATCTCCTTTTCAAGTTCATCCTGAGCCTGTGCTTCTGCTTCTAATGCAGCATCCTCTTCTGCTTCTTTCTCTGCCTGCAATTGAGCAATAATATCAGATGCCTGTTGAGCAACTTGTTTCTTTCTCTCAGGACTTTGAACATTCTCTCTACCACGGGAGAGTTGTTTCTCAACAGTCTTCTGGTCACCTGAACTTATTGCGGTTTCTGTTGGTCCACCAGGAACAACTCTGTCTGTCTGACTTGCAACAGAAGGTACTTCCTCTTCAGGTTGTGTCTGTTGAGGAACATCTTTCTTGAATTGAGAAAGTGTCTTAGGTTCTTGTTCCTTAGGATCTCTTTCTTGTTTTTTAGGTTCTTCTATTTCTACGAAACGAGTACCATCAGTCCTATATCTCTTACCAGTTGTTGGGTCACCCCAAACACCTCTAGAACGATATTCGTAACCAAGTTCAGCCGCCCTCTCAGAGGTTGTGGACTCCAGAAGGTTTCTAGAGTCCTTTAGAAATTTAAATACGTCTTTCATCGGGACTCCGAGATATCAGTCTACCCAGGAATTTACAGTCTCTTCAAACTTTTTCAGTTCAACTTCAGAAAATTTTACTTCCTTATGTTGGACTTCCTCGTTTGCTTTGTTGAGAGTCTTAACAATTTTCTTAGAACGATCATATGCCTTTTGACGCTTCTCAGGATCAATAGGAGTACTGATCGCTTCACGTCCTAGGTTACCTGCCTTACGGAACATCTTGTTCTTAGGAAGCTCCTTGTAACCTTCTTCTACTTCTTTCTTATCACATTCACAGGGATCTTTACCACACTTCTCACACTTACCTTTCTTACCCATGGCCTTACCAATGGCCTTGCGTCTCTTGGCAAGATAGTCATCTGAAGAATCCTTATCACCGTCGTTATCGATGTCACCATCTTCCTTACCGACAGGATCCATCTTCTCATAGATGGAAGAGTAAGCACTACTCCAATCCTGTCTGATTTGAGAGAACTCTTCAAGTTGAGGGTTCTTCATTGAACCCATCTTCTCCATATCCTTACGGGCCTTCTCGTTATTCTCTGCTCTCTTCTTCATGTTGGTCTCAAGGTAAGAAGAATCTTTTGTCTTCTTCTCGATCAAGGAAAGAATACCTTCTTTGATAGCCTTTCTCTCTTGAGCAATCAGGGCTTCATGAAGTCTCTTGCTACTACGATCTTCATTGGAAGTATTGTGGAAGTTCTCTTGAACTTTCTTAGATCTTCTATAACCAAGGAATCTTTCTACAGTATGACCGTTCTCAAGAGCAGCATCAAATGCTTCTCCAATATAGTCAATCTTTTGTGACTTGAGATCAGACTGACTGGTCTTCAAGGACTCACTCAAAATGTCAGCAATGATATCAGAAGATTGTTCAATATCAAGACTAAGTTCAAACATCTCTTCCAGAATCTCTTCAGCAACTTCCTGAAGATCAGAGGAGTTCAGTTGGTTGAACTGCATATCAGAAATGAGGTCTCTAGACTCACTCAACTGATCACTAACTTCAGAACTGTGTACAGCTGAATAAGCTCTGTACAGATTACTCATATCCGACATGGTTTTAGTTCTAACAACTTTCTATTACCATTATTTATATTTAAGAGTTTCTATAGTTTAGAAAGTACTTCTTTGTAAATGTTTTCTGCAATTACTTTCATCATGAGTGGTGGAACCATTCTACCAACTCTTTCAGATTGTTGAGAATATGTGCCAGTCAAAACAAAGTCATCAGGAAGTGATTGAATACGTTTCAGTTCTGGAACAGTCAATGGACGATCTTCGTTCCAATGAATCAAACCACCACTAGCAGTAAGAGTTGGAGATGGTTTTTTTAAAGAGACTCTCTTTGTATTAAAACAATGTCCTTTAGGATGATAATCCATACCAGTCAAAACTTTGTCTGGATTCTTAGGCATCTTACTGATAACATTTTTGTATATGTTACTACTCACTAACTTTTCAGTAAGAGTCTTAACATCTTCAGAATTATTCTCAACACCATCAATGATATCGGAAATTGTAGTTGATTCATTTGAAGGTCTGGGAAATATACTATTGACTCCAGTAATCAACATTCCGATCTTATCTGCAATATCTTCACGAACTGCGATAAAGATAAGTCTCTCCCGTCCTTGTCCCACACCATGATTTGATGCTTTCATCACTTTAGAAGTGACTAGATATCCAATTTCTGTAAATGCATTTGTAATCTTTGCATAGTATGTTTTAGCTTCACCAACAGTCAATCCTTTGACATTCTCTGCAACAATTACTTTTGGTTGAATGTCTTTTGCTATACGGATATATTCAAAAAACAAATCTTCAATATTTTCAACTTGTTTACCGTCAGAATAAGTTTTTGTCTTTCCCCAACCATCAGAATGTTTACCACTAACTCTAGTGGTGTAGGTATTTCCAAACAAGTCCACTCTCTCTTCTTCATAGATGTTATGACACATAGAACCTGCGACAGAGAATGCAGAACATGGTGGAGAACCATCGAGAATATCAAGTTCTCCTTGTTTGAGACCAGTGGCTTCAAGGAAGTCTTTACCTGTCAACTCCTTAATATCACCAGGTAAAATAGTAGTAGATGGATAATTCTCGGAATAAGTATTTCTTGCCTCTTCTACAAACTCATTGATACAAAGTATCTTACCACCTGCAAGACGATAACCAGTGGACGAACCACCTCCACCAGCGAACGTAGAAATAACAGTGAACTTCTGTTGAGCTTCACCATCATAGACATCTTGTAATTTGTAGGGAAGTTTCATGAGAACTGTTTCTTATAGTGTTTAGTGTAATATATTTTTGGAGAATCTACAATGTCTTCGTAAAGAGATTTGATTCCCATACCATCCTGAAATGCTATCTTCTTTCTATCAACAATATCATCTGGGAGTTGACCTCTAAATGCCTCTTGAAGAATTGCTTTAGGTCTAGACTTACCATCCCAAACAGTATCTTGACTGAGACCAAGTGCAGTTTCTACTAGTTGAGTATTCAAGAAAGGTAACCTACATTCAATACCGTACTTCATAAAGATCTTATTACATCTTGTGAAGTTCTTACGGTGTTGTGAACCAAAGAGTCCGATTCTATAGTCAGTCCAACCTTTATCCTTAATACCATGGTAACTCATACCATAGGATGCCCAGAGTTCGTCACTACCTTCACCTGACACAATCACCTTGAAACCATCTTCATGAATTCTTTTTGCAAGTTGAATACAAGGATATCCAATCTCTACTTGGGCCTTATATGGCATCTCAATGGTATTGATAACCTCATTAACATCATCGATGGTAGGTGGTTGAACTATAACTTCTCTCAGTTCAACTCCCAAATATTTAGCAACTTTTCTAGCAGACTTTAAATCTTTTGAGTTCTCATCATGAACTGCTGTATATGTCACCAAGTTTGGAATATGTTTAGATGCAATGAGAGTTGTGATAGCAGAATCAATACCACCAGAGAGTAAACATGCAACAGGAACATCGGCAACAGTTCTTTCAAATGAACCCATCACAATGTTTCTATAAACCATCGCTTTAGAATCATTAAAGTTCCATGTAGAAGTATCTTCAATACGTTCTCTGATGTTGTACCAGTACCCCTCTTTTACAGAATAATCAGATGAAACCTTAATAAATGATCCAGGTTCTAACATTTTAACTGTTTGACCAATCTCACCCATTGCTAAAAGACCTTTGATCTCTGAACAAAAAGAAAATGATGGAAAGAGACCTGTAAGGAGAGAGTAATGAAGAGGGACTTCTCCATGACGGTCTCTCACAATAGTAATAGAGCCATCTCCTTGAGTAAATGCAATGGCAAACATTCCCTGAACTTTATTCAGTCCTTCAATACCATACCTATCCAAGATAGCACAAAGGACCTCAGTGTCACCTGAAGTCTTTGTTTCAATATTCAATTCTTCTCTTAACTCACGGTAGTTCCAAATCGTGCCATTGAAGATCATGGTAGTATCACCATAAACAAATGGTTGATTTGACTCACTACTAGTATCAATAATAGACAAACGAACATGTCCAAAATAAACATTGTTCAATTGAATTACTTTTTGATTATCTGGTCCCCTATGAATAATAGAGTTTAGACCTTCTTCAATTTGTGGGATATCAAACCCACCAATAATTCCACACATTACTTAATTGCAATAACTCCAACAAACTGATGATTTCTCCAGAAGATCTGACAATCTTTGAAACCAGCTGACATAATCATATTGTTCAACTCCCACCATGTATTAGGTTTCAACATGTCACGGAGTTGTTTCTCTTTATCCATGATTTGTTCGGCAGAGAATGTCTTTCTCTTGTAATCATAATGGTTAAAGGTAAGAAGTTCTTGGAAGAATGCATTCTCACACATCAACTTCTCTGCAAAGATAAATGCACCACCTTCATTGATGCCATTGTAGATCTTATTGATAGTCTCCTGTCTAGTAGTCTTTGGCATGAACTGTAGAGTGAATAGTGAAGTCACAAGAGAACAGTTCTTGAACTCATAGTTAGTGACATTACCACGGACCCATTCTAACAATGCACCAGGGTATTCTTTACGAACCTCTGTATGACGTTCCTCAAGATCGCCATAGAAACTACCAGCAAGTTCTACACCCACATAATGTGCATACTGACGATTAGGATTATTGCCAATAATCATCTTGGTAAGTTTGCCTGTAGAACATCCAACATCAACGACTTTAGTATGATCTTCCACAAAGTATCGAGAGAAAGATACAGTATCTTCCAGAAGGTTTGAGTAACCTCTGATACTATCATTGATATGATTATCAAATCCTTCAGGAGAATGTGCGAATGAGAAGTCGTATGTCATAAATTATTTTCCACTTGTGTCGTATTCTAACTGATCATCAATATGTTTATCAAGTGTAGCAATGATGTTACGAACATCAACAATTCGTGGGGGAATACAGGTAGGATCAAGAGTATAACCTTTCTGTTCTATAAACAGAGCCTGACGAATTACTGCTGCTTGTTGTAAATTTAATTCAAGATTAATCATACATCTCCTTCTTTACGGTTCTCTGAATGGTGGACATCAAATTCTCCACCAGGATAACGAGACTTCAGTTTCTCAACATTCATCTCAATGATCTCATCAATGGTCGTATCAAGACCCATACACGCTTGTGCAACATACCACATAATATCACCCAGTTCACGTTTCAGGTGAAATAGGTTTTCTTCATTTACTGGTTTACCTTGGAAGACGATTTTTTTGACTACTTCAGTAAACTCACCTGCCTCAGCAGACATACCTACAGCAGCAGTAAACAGTCGCTCGGTAGGAAACTCTTGACCCTCCAATTCTTGAAGACGATAGAGGAATGCTTCGTGGTCTTTACTTTGTTGTGAGGTAACGGCATTGACAAATTCAAGATAGGCTTCAGTATTTACAGTCATAGGTCTAAAGGTTGTTGTTGATTTTCAGGGAGTTGTTTTTGTTTTGAAAAGTCGAATAACTTACGAATAACTTATCAAATTCTTCATCGGAAACTTCTTTCCAAGAACCACCTACACCACCGTCCATATCAACTACGATGTCTCTGGTAGGAAGTTCTGGTCTTTTTAAGAGTTGAACGTCAACTGTTTCATAGATTGGGTTAAATTGATAGTAATGCCCATCGCCTCTTGTTCTAATAAGATTAACGGTATCTTTAATAGAACCACAATCAGCAATTTTCTTACCAGTTGGATCAAAGACTGAATAATAACCGTTCAAAACTTGAACCCCTCAAATGATTTTTTAGGTTTTTCTTGTTCCTCATT